GCCGACATCCGCCGCGAGTTGCGCCCGCTGCGGCACCCGGGCCGCCTCGATCGCCGCGTGCTCGGCATCCTTCACCACGTCGAGGCCCTTGCGGTCGAGCGTGCCGAGGTCGTCCGCGATGGTCGGCGCCGCCGCGGCCTCGTCTCGGAGCCGACCGAGGCGCCGCGACCCGGCGGCGAGCCCGTGCTCGAGCAGCGACGCCCCGGCGCCGAGCGGGGCGCCGAGCAGGTAGCCAGTCGAGATCGCGCCCTTGAGATGGTCGACGGTCAGCGGGTCGTCGGAGAGCGCGGCCTCGGATGCTGTCGCGCCGACGTTGTACAGCGCCGTTTCGGTCCCGGCGCCGAGTGCGCCGCCGAGCACCTTCGCGCCGAGGCCGGCACCTTCAGGGGCGATGGCGCGTGTGATGCCGGCGCCGATCCGCGAGATCGCCGTCGTCGGCAGATATTCGGCGGCAGCGCGAAGGCCGGTGCGTACGGCGAGCCCGCCGGCCGCCTCCGGGGCCGCAGCGCCGCCGGTGGCGAGGACGGGGGCGACGGCGGCAGCACCCTCGATCAGTGGAGCCCACCCGCCGATGGCGTCGCGTTGGGCGCTCATCGCCTCGGCCGTTCCCGGCCCGCCGAGTGCTCTGGCCACCACGTCGGACCCGCCGACCGACGCGCCACGAGCGGCAGCGCCGATCACGCCCTTCGCCTTGTCCCGCCAGTTGTCGTAGTCGCGGGCCTTCTGCGCCTGCGCCGTCGCGTCCGCTGTCTCCGCGATCGTCTCGATCGCCCACGATGCCGGTTGCGCGCGGACGGTCGCCAGCGCCTCCGACTCGGGCATCGAGTGGACATCGCCCGTGACGAGACTGCGGACGTTGACGATGCGGTCGACGGGCGGCATCTATCTCTGCCCCGTCACGGCATCCCACCCAGAGTCGGGCGGAAGGTTGGCGATCAGAGTCGCGCGATCTCCCTTGCTGAGCGCGTTGTACGCGGCGATGGCTGCCGGGTTGCCCTTTTGTCGGCGTGACCAAAGCAACTGCGCCGCGGCCTCCGATGCCGCCGAGAACTGACCCTTGGTTGCTGCCGTTGCCAGGCCGGCCGCCGCCTCCTGCGCATCGGGGTGGTTCGGCACGTCAAGTGCGGCTTCGGCCTGGGCAAGTTTCGCCTTCTGCGCGCCGGTCATGTCAGGTACCCACTTCGGGCCCATGGGCGAATCTTCCATGTGGCCGTTGCCGTGGGCTGCGTCGCTCTTGACGCGTGCTGACAGGACGGCCGCAAACTCGTTCTCACGGCGCGGTGGCTTCTTGTTTACCGGCTCCTCGGTGAGAAGCGGCGGTCCGGTGTACGAGAACTGGTTGCGCAGGTCGTTGTTGACCTTGTTGATCAGGCTGCGGCGCGCAGCCTCGAGCGAAGCGTCGACGCTGAACACCGATCGCAGGTTGGCGACGCCTGCGGCTTTGGCGAGATTCGTGCCGTCCGCATCCGACGACATGCCCTGCGTGCCGTCCTTCATCGCAAGTTGGGAACTGACCGCAAGTTGGTCGAGGCGCTGCGACACGGCCGACTTGGGGTTGGCGAGGTCGACGGTCGACGCGCCGTCGCGGATAGACTGCGCCTCGCCAATCCACGCGAGCACCTGCGCGGCGTTCGCGAGCTTCTTCTGCATCTCCTCGCGGCTCGCTGACGGGACGATGAGGATCTCTGGCTCGCCGGTCACGGGGTCCACGCTCACCTTACCGTCATCGCCATAGACGTAGAGCGGCTTGCCGTTGAACGTGAGCCGGTTGTCAACGTTGAACTTCTTGGCCTCGCGGATCTGCGCCGCGACGAGGCCCTTGTCGCGGGTGATGTTGACATCGGCCTGGGCATTCGACTTCTGCTGATCGAACCAAGCACGCGCCTCCTTGCCGTTCATCTTCTCGGCCGGAGGCTGCTCCCAATCCTTGGGCCACCGGAAATGCTCGGCCCATGCCGCGCCGGTCTGAATCGCCTTGTCGCCCCATGCACCAGCGCCGGTACCGGACGTTCCGCCGGGGCCACCGCCTGCTCCGCCGCCGCCGCCCGATCGGCCGCCGCGTTGGCGGTCGAGCGACTGCGCGTTGAGCATCTGCGCCTCTGCTTGGATCCGCTGCGACTCGGCGTTGTAGGCGTCGACCTCGACCTTGCCCTGCGCGATCGCAGCCTTCTCACGGTCGGCCTGGTACGCCTGCAACGCCTGCGCATCCTGCGCCCGCAGCCCGGCGATCGTGTGCCCGAGCGCGAGCGCCTGCGTGCCCTCGGGGTCGAGGCCGTTCATCTGCGCCTCAATCATGCGGATGGCCTGCTCGCGCGAGGCCAGCCGGATCTTCTCGCGCTCGGCCGCGTCGTCGGCGTTCGCCGCGCGCTGCTCGCCGAGGAGTTGCCGGCGCGCTTCGATCTTCTTCCACTTCTGCGCGGCGCCGTCGTCGGCGAGTTTCATCATCATGTCGATGGCGCCGTTCGGGCCGTGCGGGTTCATCAGGCCCGAGAACATCGCGGACACGACGCCGCCCATCTTGCCGGCGGTCGACTTGTCGGCCCACCACGATTCGAACGGCGACGAGTCGGCCATGCCCTGCGCGTCGGCCTGCAACTGCGCCATGTCGCGCGCGGCCTTCTCGCGGGCCTGCTTGGCGATGCGCGCGTTGTCCTCGACGGCCTTGCGGTCCGCCTCGGCCTGCTGCATCTCCATCGTCTGCCGCTTGGTCGCGTAGAGCGCGGCCTCGCGGGCGTCCATCGCAGCGCGCTCCTCGGGCGTGGCGTCGGCGTACGCCTTCGCCATGACCTCGCGGCGGCCGTCGATGGCGCCGGGGTCGTAGGGGTCGAGCGGGGCGCGCTGCGCAAGCGCCTTCGGATCGTTGGGGTCGGCCGGGCCGGCATAGGGATCGAGGGGCTGCGCGCCCATCGTCGGATCAGCGACGGCGCCGCGCGACACCATGAAGTCGCGAAACTTGCCGGCGATGTCGAACGGCGGAGCGCCGTAGGGGTCGATCGGATGGCCGGGCATGGCCGATGGGTCCGGCTCCTCGGGATAGCCGGCAACGTCGACGGGCTCGCCCGGCTGCTCGTTGTAGGCGTAGCCCGGCGGGTACGGGTCGATGAGTCCAATGCTGTCGGGCTGCGGCGCCGGCGCAGGTCGACCGCCGACGGGGTACGGGTCGACCAATCCGACGCTGTCCGGCTGCGGGGCCGCCGACGGGTTGAACTTGAGCTGGTTCGCGTCCGACTCGGCCGGCGTGACCTCGATTTCGCCAGGCACCGGCTCGGACGGCAGCATCTCGGGCTGCGTGGCCTGCGCCTGCGCCGCGATGTCCGCGCCGGCCTGCGTCGCACCGGCCAGATCGGGCACGGGGCGGTGTTCCCACGGCGGGATCGAGGAGTCACCACCCTGGACCGACGGCGGTGCGCCTTGGTCGAACGGGGCGAGGCTGCCCGGCGCGACAGGCGCGGGCGCAGGATCCCACGGCGCGCGCGCCGCCCACCCGATGCCGTACTGGTCGAGGATGCCCATGGGTCAGGATCCCGCCGACTTCTTCTTCGGCAAGAGCCACGTATTGATTCCGCCCGTGATCGCGCCGCCGTACTTGTCCCACCACGACGGGCCGCCCTGGTTGCCGAACTGCGCATTGGACTGCTCCATCCGCTGCCGCTCGAGGAGCATCCGGTTCAGGTTGTCCTGCGCCGCCTGTCGCTCCTGGATGCCGGCCTGCGCCTGCTGCCCGGCGAGGCCCGAGCCGAGGTTCATCGCGTTACGGCTGGCCTGGATGTTCGCCATGGCCTGGTTCTGCGGCGCCGCGCTGGCCGCCATCGACCGCTGCGCGGCCATGTTCTGCCCGAGCGACGCGCGCAACTGCTCGGCGCTGAGCGAATCCTGGCCGCGCGCGAGCCGCTGCTGGTAGTCGGCCTGCTGGTTGAGCTGCCCGCCGAGCTGCTGATAGTTGGCCTGCGACTGCCGCCCCATGGCCGCACGCGCACGATCCTGATCGCTGACGAACGGGTCCCAGTTGGTGCCGAACATGAGGTGCGCTCCTTGGTGTAAGTCTTACACGATGACGGGCCGCTTGGCTATTGCTTCTGTGCGGCAGGCAGTCGCGCATACAGGCCCCGGCGGACACCGACCTCGAAGGCCAGGCCGGTCAGGGTCACGGCGTCGTAGGCTGGCGTGGTGTCGGTCGTGCTCGTAATGGTCACACGCACCCGGATCGCCTCGCACCGCTGCCGGCTCGGACCCTGCCGCAACTGCGTGGGGTTGCCGGCGGTCAGGCCGGTGAAGGTCATCTTGGCGTCGTCGGTGTACGTACCGGCATAGTCGAAGCCGATCCGAATCCGTTGCTTGTGCGCCGCCTTGTACTCCCCGAGCACAGCGACCCGGCGCACCCGGGCCATACCCTGTAGCTGGGACGGCTTGAACCACCCGGACGCCACGTCGAAGTCGTAGTCGACCGTCGAGAACGTCGATTGCTCCTTCTTGACCGCAGAGTCGAGGAGCATCGCCGAGCCGCGCCACGTCGCGAGATCGCGCCCGCTCGCCTGCGTCCACTCGCTCCATTCGTTCACGAGGTAGTCCCACACGATCATCCGCGAGCTCGACAGGAGCCGGACCTGGTGCTGCGACTCCATGACCTGCGCCGCGACCCACGTATCCGCGTTGAAGTCCTCGACCTTGGCGCCGATGTACTCGAGGTCCCACCCGGGCGAGAGGCGATACCAGCCCTTACGGCTGAAGAACACGAGGCCCTGCGGCGTGAGCGCCAGCGTATCGTGCGAGATGCACCCCACGTCGGTCGAGATCATGCGCGGCGGACCGTAGTTGCTGCCGCCGCCCGTGTTGTCGAAGCCGTCGCCGGGGATGACGTAGACCGCCGATGCCGTGAACACGACGAGCGTCTCGGATTGCAGCGCGAGGCCCGTGATCGGACCGGTCGAGGCCGGGACCGTGAACCGCAGCGAGCCGTGGAAGCCGGCGATCTCGCCCTCGTTGCGGAGAAGCGAGTAGACGACAACGTACGGGTCGCCCGGGATGCCGGCGAGGAAGATCCGCGTGTCCGACGCGATAACGATCGTCGCCGGTGGCGGCGCGAACCGCGGCAGGACCGCGCCGTTCTCGGGGTGCTGCTCCTTGGTGGTCAGCACGTCGTCGGTCATGTTGTCGGTCTGGTCTACCGACGTAATGATCGCCGACGGGTCGTTGGCGACGTAGTTGTTCGGCGACGCGGACGACGGGTCGCGGCTCGTGATCAAGTAGTACGGCGAATCGAGCGACGGGTTGACCGCGGTGCGCCACATCTCGTTCGAGGGGTCGCGGCGCGTGCTGCGCTTCTTCGTCGTGCGCAGGCGCGACACCCACCACGTCACCTTGCGACTCGCGGCGACGGCCTGCCGGTAGCCGATGGCCGTCGTCGACCGCTCCGTCTCTCCGCGGGCGTTGTCCCACCGCAGCGTGCTCTTGTAGCTGTAGTCACCAGCCGCAATCGCGCCGGCGGCGCTGTCGATCGTCTCGATGAAGTGCGGGAACACGTCGAAGCCGACCTCGGCCAGCCCTTCGCCGTCGTACTGCAAGATCAGCCCGCCCGAGATGTACGCGGTGCGCCCGACCTGCACGACGCGCCGGGCGTCGTCCGAGTCGAACGTGAACACGACATCGCGCGGGGCGCGGGCGCCGTAGCCGGCCGAGTTGAAGTACCCGCCGAGGTCCGTGAACCCGCGCTCGGTCGTTGCCCAGGCGTAGCCGGTCGACCCGCTGACGAGCGCGACGCCCGCGAGGTGGCCGACGCTGTAGCCGTACCCGCCGGCCCGCTGCCATGCCGCCTTGGCGAAATAGTCACCGTCGTCGCGGTGGAGGAAGCACGAACTCTGGATCGGGACCTCGAAGCCGAGCACGCGATCGACGGTCGCGCCCGGCGATGCAACGTTGTTCGCCGCCGCGAACACGGTCCAGACGAACACGCTGCCGCCGTAGTCGAACGCGCGCGAGGCGATGCCGTTGCGGTAGACGAGGACGGCCTGCGACCCTAGCGTGTTGTTCGTGTCGACGTAGTTGACGAACGTGCCCGCGCCCGTGCCCTCGTTCGTGGCGTCCGCCTCGTCGAGCGACCAGAACACGTAGCAGCGATAGAATCCGCCCGTCGTGACCGACCGGAAGGCCGCCGCGATCTGGTAGACCGTTCCGCCAGTGGCGCCGAGGGGCTGACCCGTGTACACGTCGGCGAGCGTCGACAACACGAGCAGGTCGCCATAGATGTTGATGCCGTCCTGCCGGACGACCTGCACGCGGTCGACGGCCGACGGCGCGCACGCGATGGCGACCGGCTGCACGTCGTCGGCCGTGCGCGCCTTGGTCGACGACGTGATGGCGCCCGCCGTGGTCACCTTGGACACCGTGTAGCTCGCGCCGCCGGCCGGGTGCGTCAGGACGACGACCTGATCCGCCGACGGGTGGCGCACGATGTCGTAGCTCTCCTCGCTCGCGTCGATCGTCACGAGGCCCGACACGGCCGGGGCGGTCGGGCTGACCGTCGCCGACTTGAGGCCGATGCCGAGGCTGACCCACGTCACGAAGAGGACGGTATCGGTGGCGACGACCCGCGGCCGGCTCGTCGAACTGCCGAGACTTGTCGGCGCGAGCGTGGTCGCGCCCGTGGTCGCGTCCCGGGCCGCGATATAGCAGGTCGTAAAACTCGCGTTGGCGACCTCGGTCCACACGTAGACGATCGTGTTGCCGAGCTGCGCGCGGTCCGCGAACACCTGATCGCTCGTGTTGCCAAACACGGCCGCCTCGGTCGAGGCCACGGCGAGGTGCTCGCCACGCGACACCCACGCGGTCAGCGTCTCGGACCACGAGTAGACCGCCGCGGAGGTGAAGCACAGCAACTCGTCGCCGACGACGGCGAACTTGCGGACGTTCGACAGCGTGCCGCTCGGGTAGATGTTCGTGCCGATGCCGGCGTAGGGCTTCCGCAGGCGCAGCGCGCCGGCCTCGTCGAACTCGACGTTCTTGCACATGGACAGGCCGGGCGGGTCGAGCAGTTGCCCGTGCGCCTTCGTGTCCAGCCCGCCCGCGAGGGGGAACTGGACGACCTGCCAATCGATTCCTTGGAGTCCCATGGCGATCCGCCTAGTAGGCGTCGACCTCGGTCCAGTCGACGGTGATCGCGGCCTGCCAGGTCCCCGTCGCCGGCACCGCGACCGAGCGAATGACGAACCCTTCCTGGTTGGCCAACACGAGCGGGTGCTGCCCGTCGCCGACTGCGGCCCGCCAGAACGTGGTGCCCGGCGCGATGATCTGGCCGTTGAGCGAGGCGGTGATCGGACCCGGCGCAACGATGGTTGCCAGCGCGACCGTCTCGAGCGTCTTGGTCCCGGCGCCCAGCGCCGCGGTCGTCGCGATGGCGATGTCGCTCGCGTTGACCAGCGACGACGCCATCGACGTACGCTTCTTGAGCAGCGCGGCCGGCGTGACGCGGGTTCCGAGCGTGCCGGCCGCCGACCATGCGGTTGCCTTCACGAGATCGATCTGCAACGGCACGCCCGCGGCGAAGAACGTGGTCGACACGCACGCGCTGATCTTGATCTCGTTGATGGCGCAGAGGCGCGTTGCCTCGTTCCACCGGAACTGGAACAGCTCGGAGTTGGAGGCGAGCGCGGCCGGGATGACGCCGGACAGCAGCCCGACGCTGTACGCGCCGGCCGTGCCGTGGTCGGTCGGCCGCCCCACCACGCGCACCGACCGGAAGTTGGTGCCGTCGACTTCGGCAGTGACGCCGCCGTTGCCCTGTAGCTTGATCGCCATGATGTCAGCTCCATCGCCACTGGACGGTCCAGATGCCGTCGATGAGGTTGCCGTAGTCGCGCAGGTTGTTTGGACGCCGCGTATTCACGCCAGCACCGGAGCCGGCCACGCGGACCGGATACGGCGACGGGACCGGCTGCGGCGCGTTGTTCGTCGTCCGGCCGTAGATCGTGAAGCCGACGCCGGCCACGATGTCACCGACCGAGAGTGCGAGTTCCTCGATGCGGTGCTCGTCGGCCGAGTGATCCGCGGAGTCCTCGATGCGCAGCCACGCCTCGACGACCGAGCCGGCGACGATGCCGGCCTGGCCGGTCACGACGACCGACGCCTCGTTGTCGCCGGGGTAGCCGCCGAAGTTGAGCGACGCCGTGCCGGTCATGCCGACGCCCGGGGCGCCCGGGGCGCCGGCAGCGCCGTCGGATCCGTCGCGTCCCGAGGTCTTGCGCTCGCCCGTCGCCGTGTACGAGTCCCAGCCGGCGCCGTCCTCGTAGACCAGCGCCTCGCCGGGGAGCAGCGTGGAGGTGATCAACTGGTACTCGGCGCCGCTCACGTCCTTCTGGACCGTGACCGTGTTGGACGCGCCGCCGCCGTTGCGGATCGTGATGTTCGTGATCGCGTGGTAGACGGTCGACGAGGCCGGGGCCGTGGCGATCGTGGTGTCGGTCGCCGCGCCCACGACGCCGGCCGCGCTCAGCGGCGTGTAGGCCGTCGCCGCGGTCTTGTCGATGGCCGCCCCGCTGATCGCCCAGGTGATAGCCGACGAGCTCGACGTGACCAGTTCGAGCGTGTGGGTGGTCGCGGTGAGGTTCACAGCAGCGCCCCCAGCGCGAGCGCGTCGTCGATGCCACCGCCACCACCACCGCCACCTGCCGCGATGGCGGCGGCGACGTACTTCGCCACGGGGTCCCACTCGCACCACTCGGTCGACACCGGGCCGTACTTGTAGAGCGGCGTCCCGGTGCCGCCGGTGACGTAGAGGCAGGTCGCGCCGATCGCGCGGGCCAGGCCGCTCGAGCGCGGGTCGGCGGTCACCGGCTCGGCGCCCGACGTACCGGCGTTCGCGAGCAGGCACCAGTCCGCGTCGGCCGTGCCGAACTTGAAGTAGAGCACCGCCTCGCCGGCCGTCGGGCCCACGACCGGCACGTAGAGCACGGTAGCGCCCACGGTCGCCGCGAGGCCGCCCTTCGGGTTGGCGGTCACGAACCGGGCCATCAGCGGCCCTCGTGGCGGGCGGGGTCGCGGGGATGTACGCTCAGGGGATGCGAAAGATCCTGGCCGGGCTGCTCCTCATGGCCGCGTGCAGCGAGCCGAACTCCTACCCGGGCACCGACGCCGCCGTGCCCTACAACCTGACGTGGACGTGCCAGGCCGCGTGCAGCCCGAAGCCCGACATCGTCGGAACGACGGCGCTCGCCGTCAGCGGCCTCACGCTGACCTACGGCGGCGGGCCGGGCGGCGTCGTCCACGTCGCCACCGGCCTGGATGCCGGCGGATGCCTGAGCGTCCCGGCCGCGGCGCCAGGCGCCCCCGGCGAGGATGGACGCATGGCCTACCAACTCTGCCCGGTCCCGGCTGGGTACGATGCGGTCATCCGGTGGAACGTGGCGACCGGGCTGCGGTGGCGCGTGCAGGCGTGGCGGTAGCATCTACGCCACCTGCACGTCGACCGTGATGGTCGCGCCGTAGCCGCTCGCCTTGAGCACGAGGAACTTGGTGCGGTCGACCGGCTTCGCGGGGTCGCGGACCTCGTCGATGCGGCCGTTGGCCAGCGCGCCACGGGGGCACGACTCGCGGACGAACGTCGGCGGGCGGCCGAGCTTGTGCGCGACCGTCGTCTCGATGCCGTCGGCGAGTTCCACGTCGGCGATGACCTTGGCGCCCACGAACGGCTGCTTGGCCAGCTCGTTGATCTTCGCGGCATGGTCCCGCGTCACGTCGTCGACCTTGCGATCGTCGAGGCGCGGCGCGATGGCCGGGCGGATGCCGGGCGTGCCGGTGCGCCCGCTCACGGGTAGGGCCGCCGGTAGGTGAGGAAGTCGCCGTCGTCGATGTCGCGCGCGACCTGCATCCGGTGCGGCGTGTTGAAGCTGCGGGACAGCGACCAGTCCTTGAGCCGCTCCTTGGCCTCGTTGCGGGCGACCATGAACGGCTGCGCGTCCGTCTCGCTCTTGCGCAGCGCCTTGACCGCCGTACCCTCGATGACAAACGCCTCGCCGTCGGGCGTCACCGTATCGACCGGCGTGGTCGTGACAACCGATCCGATGTCGGCCGGCTGCGGGATGTAGATCAGCTTGTAGGTGCCGGTTGACGGCACCGGGTACAACTCGACGGTCTGCGCGTTCATGATGAAGGCGAACGCCTCGCCGGTCCGCCCGAGCCAGTCGTTGCGCTCCTGCTCGGAGATCTCGCGCAGCGGCCGGCGGCGGCCGGCACTGTCGAACACGTAGGCCACGCCGATCGTCGCGAGATGGTCGTCCGGCAGCGCGAAGGTCGAGAGGCTGATGGTCGCCTCGCTCTTGAAGTAGGCGAAGCCGGCCTCGCTCACGATGCCCTGCATCTCGCCGACCATCTCGGAGAGCATGGTCTGCCACTCAGCGTCGCTGACGTGGCTGTCGTTCTCCAAGTCCGCGCGCTGCTTGCATCGCGTGATCAGGTTGGCGATGGTGACGTTGCGGGGCATGGGGCGGCTCCGACGGCGGTGGTAGCGGAAGGCCGAGTCGCACGGCTTGCCCGGTTGGGCGTCGGCTTATGAGGCCGGTCAGGGCGCTCTCCCTGAACATCCGCAGTGGCCCGGCGCTCGCCGGGCGGTCGGTCAGTTGGTCGACTTGGTGCGCTTGAACGCGAAGTCCCAGGCGAGCCACTCGAGCGCGGCGAGGTCGTGCGCTGCGCCGCCGTCG